GATAACACACGGACAGAGCACTTGCCCGTAATTGCTGTAGCAAAGTACGTGTTATTATTTGAATTGTTCACTACGATCTGAACCAAAGGCATTTCTAATGTATTACTAGATTTTATTTGTCTAACGGTAGCACAATACCATGTTTCTTTAGATACTTCTCTGCTCCTTTCGCATAGCNTTTATGGATCACCATCTCATTTGGTAATACAATTGTCTTACCCAATTTGGATCGATCATGTTCCACAGGCCCCGTAATGCCTCCATGATAATCTTTCATTACCCCTGACTCCATGACTGATTTGGGTATCACTAGATCACCGTATGCTAGATAACTTGATACCGTATCCTCATTTGGATGCTTATTTCCTTTATAATCTTTGATCATTCCACCACCACTCAAGTTACGAGGCCGTTTATTAAAGATCTCGATCGCTTTGCCTTTTGGAGTCCAATAAAACATTCTATTCAGATCCTGCTTTTTTTTGTTCAGCGAACTCATGCCATGTCATCCGTTTTGTATCATCGCTATCATCCGATCGATCTTCTTTTGATAGTTTTGTCTTATACAGCTTCAATTTATTGATCAATTGCTCTCTTTCTGCGATCAATCGATCTCGTTCTTCCTCTGTGATCAATGGGATGGGTTTGATTTTATTTAAGATTCTAGCATCATTTAACGATTCATAATCTTCACGGATCACCTCTTTAATAATGAATGAAAAACTCCAATTGACATTCTGTAGATTGACCACATTCGATGAGATGTTTGTCGTTAAACTAAAATTAATACTAGAGATCAGATTGTCAATGATAAACACAGGCTCCGTAGTTTGAAAAAAGTTTATCCACGACTGTTGTTGGGTCGTAATAGGGATTTTAACAATAATCGAATCCGATACATCAGGTGCCGTGATAAACGACCGATTACGCATCTGTTTTAAGGATGAACGCACAAGTAAATAATTAATGGGATTCAATACACAAGGTTGAGAGCTGGTCGCAGTGGTTCCATTTGCTGAAAAGGTAAGGGGATAAGGCAATGTCGACGAGACCCCAAAATAATTGGCTACATAGTAATACCCTAACCCTTGCGCGGTAAAATTAATCGCTATTGTACTATTGGTATATCCCGCATTAGTAAATCCAAAGGTGATGAAACCTGTAGCAGGATTATAAGTAGTCGTAAACACGGGTGTACCATTCAATCCATTTGAAATCCACAAGGCAGATAAGGCATTGTTTAAGGCTGTGATAATCGTATACGCACTGTAGTTACCTTGCGGTATTTGTACTTGGAGGTTGGGTTTCGTAGTGGTTCCATCAAATAGCGTAGCCGTTACAGGGACATAAGTTAATGATGTATTTACATAATTCGCAAATTGATAGAATGTATATGGAANCTGAATGCTCGTAAAATATAATTGAAATACACCTTTCTTCGCCATTAATGCGATGATTTGTGATGTATTAAACGTCGGGCTTTCATTCGTACCTTGGGATCGTTGTGCCGAATCTACATTCCAAAAATACGACGCTACTTCTTTCAAATTAGTAGATGTCATTACTAGTAATCACTTAGAAAAATGATAGCAGATTGTAACGATACTGTATCATTTAGGTAGATGGGGTGGACTCCGTAGACTCAGAAGAAGGACCCAATTCCATCGAGATTAAAACCGGTTCCCATGCGGTTACACTTCGAATCCCCTGGATCTCTTCATCGGTTTTAAGATTCTCCTTATAGTTGAGCACTTCCTTTAATTGCGTAGCGGTTGTGCCTTTCACCACTTGTAAGTTTAATCCGCTTGACATGACCTATTCTTATCTTTGAAATTAAAAAATGGTCATATTTCTCGCATAATACGGATTCGATGATCGTTTCAGTTGCTCATCGATCTTCTTTAACATTTCCGCTTTACGAGATGCCTTACGAACATATTTACTGATCTTTCGATCTTCTTCACTTGAATCCGACCACGAATCCGAATCCGAATCAGGCTCCGATGTTTCACTGGTTTCACTTACATAACGGCGAGGAGGTCGCTTGGATCGTGGTCTGGTGGATCGCTGTCGGGATGGTTCTTGATCGGATTCTGTCTCTGGCTCAAACGCTGCATTTTTTTTCAGCTCTGGCTTTGGCTCTGGCTCAGGCTTGGGCTCCACGACTTCGTTCTCAGGAATAGAAGCCGGTATCGTCTTTGGCTTTCGATGGTAAGGACGTTTCGCTTTTACTTGAACCGCAGACATTCCATCGGGTACGATCGGTTTCCCATTCGCATCCAACTCTGCCTTCTTCTTTCCTTTCATTCTTTCCAACTTTGTCGGCGGAAACTGAGGTAATTCCTTGGGGGGTTCCACGGGCTGATCTACTAGATAGACTTCCAGTGGTACGAGCGGTTTACGAGGCATTCTATCTATTGTTTCGATTTTTTCTCTCCCGGATATTTCATCATTGGTCGACTCCTTTATTTATAAAATCTCAGCACTTTAATAGTAATGGAGTGTAAGCCATCGGACCTCACGAAGGCTCTTGTACCATTAGATAGCCAAAAAGATACGAAGTACGGACCCCTTCCTTTAAAACCCTGTAACGTTGCCTTTTGTGCGAAGAAGGGCCAAGGGAAAAGCACGCTCCTTATGAATCTCCTTATGAAAAAGGAATCGCCTTGGTATAAGTTTTTTGATCTTATTTTTCTGATCAGTCCTACCGCAAAAGGTGACGATAAGATGTTACCACTCGTCGAAGACATTGGTGATCAGTATTATGAAGATCTTACCATTGATCATCTAAATGAAATCATTGAACGAACCGAAGAACATACGGCAGAATGGAAGAAGAAAAAGAAAAAAGGTCAGCCTCATTACTGTCTCATTCTTGATGATTGTATCCATGCCCTTAAAACCAAAAATGGCGCTCTTGTGTCACGTTTGGCAAGTCAAAATCGACATCTTCGTCTTACCAATCTCATTCTCGTTCAGAAATGGAATAGCTACATGCCCACCTTATTACGATCCAATCTTGATTGTGTTGCCTTTTGGCATACTGAAAATAAGGCCGAATTGGATTCCTTTATCAAAGAGATCGGATCCGATGAAGATAAATTAATGGCATTGTATGAATATGCTACGGCAGAACCCTACTCCTTTTTATGGATCAATATGTATAGCCAACCCGTTCGATATTATAAAAAGTTCGATCAGATCTCATGCCGATCCAAAACTTAATAATTTTGTCATCCTCTACTAGAATGCCTTTCAAGCCAAAGGAACTGCTTGGTAATCATCCCGAGTGCGATCATTTTTACAATGATGTTGCGGGTTTCAAGCACGGTGGGCGCATGGGTTGCCCTGTTTGCTCTAAACGAGCGAAAAAAGCCATGGAGCGTAAGAAAAAGCACAAGAAAGACCATCGTCCTGCTTTTAAAGCCTATGATGCGATTACCCATACCAGCCGTTTGGTTGGTTCTCCTGGTATCTTTGCGAACCCCCCTTCTTATCAGCGTCCTTCTTATTTTGCGATTCCTAACGGAGTCAGTCAATCTTTTTATAACGAACATCCTCAAGGGTATTCGATTCCTCTTTCCCGTGTAGCCCATTCTCAAGAAGTTGCCGTTCAGACCAATCCTCAAGGACTTGAACCCGTCGATGCCCATCATAAACGTGCGATCCCTACTTCTACTGATCGTATTGCTGGTAATATGGCGAATAACCCTCTTGTTCAACATGTAGAACGTGCTGCAGAGGCTGCGTACGAAGAATCTGCGTTGCGTAAGAGTGCGGAACATGCTCACATGGCAGAACACAGTAATAACTCAGATGGTATCCAAAAGCATGCGTCCGTTTCCTACTTTGCTCCTGCTGGTGCTCCTGGTAATCACCCGGGTCCCAAGATGTCCCAACGATCCGCACCCCTTCCCGTTCAATACTTGCCTCTCCACGCTCGTGCGCCTCAAACCCGTGAACAGGATATGATGCGTGAGATGGAACCTGATCTCATGGTTCAACCCTTAGATGCCCGTACATTTAACAAAAGAGAACTACTACGAAAAAAACAGGAGAGAGAGATGGAAGAGAATGACCTCATGGGTCAACCGAACTTTCCACCATTAGAACAACAGTCGTATGCCAATCGAAAGAGTCGACGAAATGCTGAAAAAAAAGCAGATGAACGTGAGATGAATCGTAATCCCATTCTAAGAGAAATGGCACATCCTGTGACGAGTCCCGAACGTATCGAAGAATTGTCAGCGATGTTACGACGAGGCGGTCGAGTCCATCACTCTGTTTTTTAATTTCCATTTTTCTATCTTATCATTAGAATGTATCTCCATCCTGATGA